TGACTGATTTGATATCATCATCACCATAAATGGTTTCTGCGACATGCTTTCGGTAGTCACACACAGCGGGCAGACCTTGTTGTGTTTTGAGTAATAGATAAGCGATTCGCATTACAATTCCATTGAAGAGAGAATTGATAATGACTGTAAGAGGATTACCGGATGGTTGAGAGTGAGTTTTGCGGATAACTTCACCTCGTACTAAGATGTCAGCGTTGCAGATGTGTTCCCACAGCACTGAGCGTACGAGTTGAGAGTCGTCATCATCTCCGTACCATTCGTTAATTTTCTCACAGATTTTGACGAGAATTTGCATGAGGAGGGAGCCGTCGAAATTTGAAAAATCACCAGCAATCATATAGTTTCCTTGTGATTGAAGGTGATGAGCCAATTTCGTCCACTCAAGAGAATAGGGGTTGATACCGACTGCGATGCCGTTATCAATTCGATTGCGCATAACATGAGCAGAAAAATCTAGGAAGTATTGCCGAATTGCAATAACTAAGTGTTGAGGACAAGCTTCGAACACACGTGTTTTACCAGCGTCCACCTTAAGGATGGGACGCTTTTCGTCTTTGAGGGTAGCTAAAGAAATAGCATCACCTCTAATACCAGCACGTGCATCAGAAATTAATTTGGTAACATCTTGTTTGAGTTCAGGGTTATCGACTATATAGTCTTCGCCATCACCCAACCAAGCGGTTTTTCCTTTCTTTTTATTGTTCATGTTATAGGGATATCCGGGAGAAGTTGTTCGGTTGATTGGTCGTTTGAGAGCGTCACCCTCAATACCACAAATTGCTTCTTCGTAGCTGTGCACAACGCCTTTCGAGTTCTTGGGAGGACCAAGACCTTGGAAGACATCGTTTGCAGCTGCTTCGAGCAAGTTTGGGTCCACCCAAATCTGTCCACCCATGATTTTCTTCAAGCCTTGGGCCATCGGATCAATCCGTTCACCTTCGATCGTAACTGGTCGAAGGTGAGCGGGCTTGGTCACGTGGGTTTGGACTTGATCAAAAATCATAGAAGGACAGAGTTGAGTAAGTGAAGGTGCGGCAGGAGCTGGAGCGGTTCCAACTGAGAGGCAGTCTCCAAGTTCCAGAAGGGAAACTTGTGAGGTCGAGTCGACCCATGATTGAGAGTAAGGTAATCGTCCGTCAATGAGATAAGAACGGGGAATACCAAACTTTGAAACATGGGTTTCAAGGTTTGATTCGAGTAGTTGGCGTGTTGTTAGAGCACCGAGCGCAAGAACGCCAGCGCCACCAGCAACATGGAAGCCAACTAACTTTGTGTGAATTAAGCGATTTGAAATGGAGAGAAGAGCTCCACACATACCACTAGAAGTTTCGAGGTCGTAGTCAATGTGATTTCCAATGCGGATAGGGCATTTGCAGGATGAAGGATCGAGAGGG